CAGCTACTTTTTCTCCTTGAGAAACTTTAAAAAATTCAGAAGTTTTAGCTTCCATAAATATTTTAGAAGTAGTTGCTGTAGGATTAACACCAAATTCTATATGACAATCAGCATCTGGAATAACTCTAACATATTCAATGTTTGTTCCAAATGCAGCAGATTGTGCAGATGTACCTGCTGAATTTACTTTTTGCGTTGTTACTGGTCGCATTCCTATATGCATATTTTTCTCCTATTAATTAATAGGGGGAGTTTTTACCCCCCCTATAAAGATTATCTTCTAATTACAAATGTTATCACACATTCACAAGCAGTTGAAGATCCACCATCAGAAATGATTTCGATAGCAGAACCTTCTTCTATTCTGTTTAATGCAGAAGGTGTTGAAGAATCAACATCTCCAGCAGCAGAACCTGATTGAGTAACAGTGATAGCACTATTAGTCATAGCAGTTCCGCCAATCTCAAATGTTAATGCAGCATCAGCTACAGTAATAGCATTTTTGATTGAAGTATAAATTTTAACAACATTACCACTATCAGGTGCTGTTACAAATGTAGATCCAGCAGTACTAATATCAGTTACTTTGGTTGTTAAAAAGTAGTCGTTTAATGTTCTCATTTTGTTTCTCCTACGTTCCGTCTATATCTCCTTAAGACTTCATAGTTTTATTGGGGGAGAACAAAAGGAGAACTCCCCCAACATTATTTATTTATTACGATGTAGTTAAATCGTAAACACCGCCAGATGCAGCTTCATTTCTAGAGATCAATGTGAATTCGACAAGCATTTGTCTTTTCTCACTGTCACCAGTTTTAGATAGTTCATGCATACTGAAATCTCTCAAGAACCCGATAGACCAATAGTCCATGTCTAGGACATGAGCATCTCTATCTCTTGAGAATCTGTTAGGTACAACTTCTAGATCACCGAAGTCTGAAGAATATACATCAATAGAAGTATATAAAGTTTTATCTTCAGAAGCATCGAATCTAGTAGATCCACCAGTAAAACCAGAAATTTTCTGTTTATTGAATGGGCCTACCATGATGACAGAAGGGTTACCGCCAGCGTTCCATACGTTTTTGATAACTGTTTTCAAGTTAGCTTCAGTTAACGCTGCTTGAGTACCATCAGTTCTAGCTGTATTGCCAAGACCGCCTGATGCTCCATCGCCTGCAAATACGTCATTAGACGCAATCCAAGAATTAATAGAACCAAATTTTCTAGCTGTTGAACTATTGCCAGAAACTTCAGCTTGGTTAGCTAACAATGTAGCTTCCATATCTCTCTTAAGTTCTTTAGATTTTTTAGCGATTTGGTACGCTAATTCTGATGCTCTACCAGCTTTATCAACTGCTTCTTGAGTACCAGTGATCACGACAGTTTTGTCCATGATCTGTGTTGTGTTTGAAAGTCTAGTTGTCGCATCGACAGAATCTAGACTAGCATCGTCACCTTCAACTACTGCGTTAGAAGTAGAAGCTGCGGCTAAACTATCAGTTTGCCACTCGTGCAATGTGTTTCTTACTGCTTCTCTTGCTGCTGAACTCATGAAAGGAGTATCAGTAGGAGAGATTGAGTAAATAACGTCTTGCAAGTCTTCTCTTATACCAACAGCATCGTAAGTGTCGAATGTGTTTGTTGGTTGTGCCATATTATTTTCTCCGTTAGGTTATTTAGTTAACATACCTAAAATTGCAGACTGGGCATCTTCAAGACGACCAGTTTTTTTCAACTTAGATATTTTATTCCTTACGACATTCCTTTGAGAACCTTCAGTAGTAGCAACACCAGGTTTTACAACTTTAGGAGCTTTTTCTATTTTCTTTTGGACAATAGGTTTGCTTTGTTTAAAGTTGTTATAAGCCATCGCATCTTTAAGTATCAATAACAATCTATGATCTGATACTTCTGATATTTCTTGATCGTTATAACCATATCCTTTTAATAAGGTTTTCATACCAGATTTAAAAGAATCGATTTTATTAGGATCAGAAAATTCAGGGATACGTTCTTGTGCAAGTCTAATTTGTTCAGCTAAGTAACTATTTTTTTTGTTACCTTCTTCTTCAGCTAATTTACTCTTTAAGAATCTGATTCTATCTTTCTGCTGTCGCATTTGGAAATCCACTTTTGACGCAGTAGCAGGATCTTCATCATAAAGACGTTGTAATTGCTGAGGACTCATCTGTTGTCCCATCATTGACTCAGCAGTAGCAATTGCTGTACTTAAATCCTTAATTCTCATGTCGTATTGTTGACGCAAAACATTTTTTTCTTCTTCGATTTGTTTTCTTTCCAAAGATAGAGAATGTGTTTTTTGTCTATAGTCGGAATCTCTAGAATAACCTGCCTTAAGTTCATCAAGGGTAACCTCTAACTCTTGACCTTGTACTTTGACTCGGTGGAGATTAGGTTTCTCGACTTCAACTTCAGACGCAGTTTCTTCTGTAACTTCCTTATTTTCTGTAGCTTCGACTTCTGCTTGAGCTTCTTCAGATGTAGTTTGGCTTTCTTGAGATGTAACCTGTTCCTCTACAGGTTCTACAGATGGTTCTGCCTTAACTTCAGGTTCTGATTGTCCAGCATTAGCAGTATCCTTTTTGGGATTTTGCGATTCTGGATTCAGTAATCCTAAAATTTTATCAGCAGCACTCTTTACTGATTTATCAGTTTGTTGCATTGTTATGCTCCTTTGTTAAACGCTTCCATTATCGGATTGGCGTATTAGATTTTCTAGCTCCGAGGAAGCTAGCTTACCAGTTTCCATGACTGTAACAAGGTGGCCTTTTATTTTGTCTAGCATATTAAATGCCATCCAAAGTACTTGTCGTTGTTCATGGTCTTTATAACTCGTATTGAATATTTCTGTTCGATATTGATCGAATAGATAATCAAAAGCTTCTTTTACAATAGGGTCTTCTAAGATTAACTTAGCTTTAGTCCCCTTGGAAATCTGTTGGTGTAGTTTGTTGCTGTCCATTTTTGAAAAACTCCTGTTGTCCTTCCATTATTTTTTTAAATATATCACCTGATTGTCTTACTTGTTGTTGTTCTATCATAGAACGATTCTTTAAAGCAATCTCATCTACTTTAGTTCCATATTTCAACTCCATTTCTTTTACTTGAAGTTCAAACTCTAATAGTTTTTCTCTCATTTTACTTTCAAGTTTTTTAATTTCTATTTGTGCATTAAGTGTAGCTCTTTCGTTTTCACCTTGTACTTGAGCCAATGTAACTTTCTCAAACTCAGTAGGAGGTTTAGGAGGAAGCTGAGGCATTTGAGCTTGACCTACATCTGGATCCATAAAGTATGGTTCAACATTTCCTAATCCAGCATTTTCTACAAGTTTACGTAAAGTGTGGTAAATATTTTTAACATTAACTACTGGGCCAAATACGTTTTGTTGTAGGTTAATAGCTTGTAATTGTTTTTCTAAAATAGCATTTAACAATATTAATTGTTGTTCTTTAGATCCAGTACCAAGTCCTACAGCAACAGTAATGTTCATTCTATCTCTCCATTCGTATGGTCGCATTGGAATAAACTTACCTCTTATTCTTACAATTTTTTCTTTTTGTTGATATTTGCAAACATACTCAAATATTTTTTTAGCTAAATCTTTAACACCAGTTTCTGCAAATACTCTTGCTATCAATTCCATTCTCATTTGAGATTGAGTTAATATTTGGTTAATGCCAGTTGCAGTTTTAGTATTTAATGTATCAGGCATTAAGCCTTGCGATTGTCTAGTTTGACCTGTTCTAGATTCTTTTACAGCATCTAAATAATTTAACATTCCTGATGCTTGATCAGTAATAGGTTGTGCTTGTAAAGGCATAATAACATTTTGTGGTGGTTGTTTAGTTCTAACAATTCCACCTGGTCTATTAGTCAATAAGTCATCCATTGCAACTTGACCATCTTGAATAGCTATACGATTATTATTAGTTAGATACATGTTGTCTAACATTTGACGCATAACAGTAGATTTAATTAATTGTATGTCTTCAACTAATTCTGCAATAGATCTTCCATAAAATCTATGAGGCATTAGTATTGGAGTAACAGATACAAATGGCATAGAGTCAATTTCTTCAATGCCTAATATTTTAGAAGCTGAATCTCCAGCGATACATGCTTTAATTAATTCTGCTTTACCATCTCCGTTGATATCCATTCTTGCATAACATTCATGAATTAATACTTCATCAGTAGAAGCATCACCTCTATCTTGTGGTGCAGAATAATCTGTATCTTGGAATCTAATATGTCTATCTTCTAAATAATAGTTAGTATCACCTACAGGTAAGCTCATAACTACTTCTGGGTCATAACCCATTTCAATTAATTGCGTTCTGCTCATGTTAGTTCTATGAGCTATGAAGTTTGCAGTATCAATTGATTTAGCTCTTCGTTCAATTAAAAATTCTTCAGGTGGTACTGGTTCAATTTTTACTTTTCCATATTTTTGTGTTTTATGTAAAACGCAATCATGATATTTGATAGTATCAATTACTTCACCATTATCATCTTTTAATTCTTCTTCGTACTCAGTATGTTCTGATACGTTAATTTCATCATCAATAACTAATGAATTAAATTCATCATCTGTTAATTTTTTATATTCTTCTCTAGTGGTTTTTTCTGAGTCATCCCAAAATACTTTTAAGATACCATTCTTTTGTATTAATGCATCTTTAAATGCAGTATACAATGCAGTGAATCCATCGTTCTCTTTATAAAAAACATAGTTTAAATAATCAGAAGCTTGTTTTGCCATTTCTTCATCTTCTGGCCCAACAGGTTCACAAGCAAATACATTATCACTTGCAGTAAAGATTCTCATAAGAGATGGTAATAATGCTTCTACAGTATCAGAAACATCAGTAGATATAACTTGAGATCTACCTTCTTGTTCATTACCAAAAGGTTTACCTAAATAATATTCTAATGATCTTTTTCTACGACTTACTATTTCACCACCAATGTAACCTGATGATGCTCTAATTTCTCTATTAATAATTGATAATATTTCTTGTTCTGTTTTTTCTTTTTTTATCATACTATATATTTTGTATTGACCTCAATTGGCTTACCCCAATCTGTAGATAATATGGGATCATGAACAGCACCATATCTAAATGCATCTGCTGCATGTGAACACCAATCGTGTAGGGGTTTATTCTTAAAAACTTGATTTTTTTCATCCCATTGTTTTCTATATTGTCGCAATGCATCGATACCAAGTTTACACTTTTCCCTATCAAACCAGCAATATGGTAACATATTTCTCACAGATTCGATACCATGATCTACTTCTAATTTAGGTGCTATCTCAAAGTCAATACCTAATTCTCTAGATACTTCTAATCTTGATTTTCCAGTACCTAATTCCCTTGCCTGAATATCATGAGGCGCTACATGTCTAGAATATAAATATTGCTTATTTTCTAACACATCTGCGTAATGCATTAAGCTTTCGCCACTATTTTCGTAGTAATCTATTATATGTATTTCTTCACCAACTCGTTGGACAAACCATATAGCAGTACTATCTCCAATACCTAAATCCCACCATGTTTCTACTCCTACATGTTCATCACAAGGTACAGATCCAATTCTTCCTTCGTTATCTGCAGTAGTCATAAGTTTTCCAAAATAAGATCCAGATACTGCAGCCGTAAAAGAACATTCAAATTCTTGATTATATTGTTCTTCAGTCATTATAGATCTAGCTTGAATTAACTCATCTGGATCTACTACACCTGTTTCACTAGCTCTATATAAAGCTCCAAACCAATCTTGATGTCCACGTAAAGCGTAATCATATACTTCCCAAAACTGATTATGTCCCATTGGCGTACCAATAAAAATTACAAATCCTTTTGTGT